GGGTCAGGGCGGGCGGTGGATCACTAATGGCAAATTTTTTAGGGAGGGCTTTGGCTTTTCCCGTTTGGAGTGTTTTTGGAAGAATACGTATCAGTTACAAGATATGCCAAATATAAGGGTCTAGCCCAGTCCACGGTACAAAAGGCCGCGAAAAAGGGCCGTCTTGTCATTAAAAACGTGGATGGCAAAAACCTTGTAGACGTCGCGGCTTCTGACGTTCTTTGGGAGAAGACCCGCACACCCTCAAATAACCCGAGTGGCTTGGCAGGTGTTAATCAGAAGGTACTAGACGGAGCGCATAAGTTTCAGGAGTGGCGAAACCAAAGAGAGCAGTTAGGCGTGGCCATAAACAAGGTCAAACTACAGAAAGAGTTGGGCGAGCTTGTTGACGCAAATAAGGTCAGAGAGGCTATAAGCATGATGTCCGCTATTTTGAAGTCTAATTTTATGTCCATACCAGACCGGGTCGCACCTTCTTTTTGTCAAACACCCGAAGACCAAGAAAGGCTTCACGCAATGCTTGTTCAAGAGGTAAACGACGCCTTGAGAAATTTTGGTGAGCATGGCCTCAAAGGGATCTAAGGGAAATTTAACTAGCCTAGAGGTTGACGCACTTGATCTTGTGGTTGATGAGATGCGCGCACACATCAAGGTGGATCCCAATTTAACAGTAAGCGAGTGGGCCGATGAGTATCGAGTTCTTTCGAGTGTTTCCTCCGCAGAGCCTGGAAGGTGGAAGACCAAGAGAACCCCTTATTTGAAAGAAATCATGGACTCATTATCCGTGACCTCGAATATTAAAGAGGTCGTATTTATGAAGGGCTCTCAAGTGGGTGCTTCGGAGTGTGGAAATAACTGGATAGCCTATATGATTCAGTATGCACCCGCGCCAACTATACTAGTCCAGCCGAGTGATTTGCTAGCCAAGAGATTCTCTAAACAGAGGCTTGACCCGATCATAGACGACACCCCACAGATACGGTCTAAGATTACGCAGTCTAAAAGATCGGCTGGCAGCACCATGCTGGAGAAGATGTTTCCAGGTGGAATGCTTTTTATAACCGGATCAAACTCCGCATCCTCCCTTAGATCCATGCCGATAAGAAATGGATTTCTGGATGAGATGGATGCCTATCCGATGGATATTGATTTTGAGGGAGACCCCGTTTCATTAGTTGAGGCACGGCTTAGGACTTTTACAAGAAGGAAGATTTTTAAAGTCTCCACCCCAACGCTTCAAAACAGGTCTCGAATTAGTGAGGCATTTTTAGCGAGTGACCAGAGATATTATAATGTGCCATGTCCACACTGCGGCGGTTTTCAGATCATTGCTTGGGAGAGAATCAAGTGGGAAAACAAGAACCCAGAAACAGTTTATCTCGAGTGTGATCACTGCAAAGAGAAGATCTACGAGAACCATAAAACCGTCATGTTAGCGAAAGGGCAGTGGATTGCCACAAGGAGGGACGCGCCCAAGCAGATTGCTGGATTTCACTTGAGCGGACTTTACTCTCCATTGGGTTGGTATTCATGGAAAGATGTGGTGTTTGACTTTCTTAAATCTAAAGACAACCCGCTTAAGCTTCGGGTATTTGTGAATACAGTGCTAGGAGAGGTTTGGAAGGAAAGAGGCGAAGCTCCTGAATGGCATCGGCTGTTTGAGAGAAGAGAGACCTATCCTATTAATATTGTACCAAAGGGCGGTCTATTTTTAACGGCTGCTGTGGATGTTCAAAAGGGAAGGCTTGAGGTTGAGGTTGTCGCTTGGGGCCGAGATAAACAAAGTTGGTCCGTGGACTATCGAGTTCTACACTGCGACACGAGTGATATTAAGTCCATATCAGAACAATTAGATCCTTTGCTCGTAGAAGAATTTTCAGTCGAAGAGTCTAAGGTCCGTTTACCTATTGGAATCATGGCCATTGATACAGGCTATAACTCTCAAGTCATGTATTCCTACGGACGCGGCAAGGGCATGCGAGTGGTTTGCATCAAAGGAATGGATAAGCAGCCTTCAGTAGTGGGCAGGCCGTCGCCTATCGATATCAACTTTGGAGGCCAGAAAGTTTCGAGAGGGATTAATCTTTGGCCTGTAGGAACTTCAGTGGCTAAGTCTGAGTTATATGGGTGGCTTAATATGAACGCACCAACGGCACCAGATGAGCCCTACCCGGTTGGTTATTGTCACTTTCCTCAATACGACGAGGAGTATTTTAAGATGCTTACAGCGGAGCAGCTCAGAATAGTTCAAACAAAGTCTGGATACAGAAAATATCAGTGGGAGAAGACCAGAAAAAAAAACGAATCACTTGATATTAGAGTTTATAACCGCGCCGCGGCTTATATTTATGGCATGGATAGGTTAAAATCTTCAGAATGGGACCAACTAGAAGAAAATCTGCGTAAATTTGAGAAAACAGATGAAAAACAGGAAAAAACAGTAGAATATAAAAGCGGTATTCCAACTAAAAAATCAGACTTTTGGGGGTAATTTGGGAAGTTCATTCACCCAGGCACAGCTTGATGCATTAGAAGAGGCCCTTTCTCAGGGCGTTCGTGTTGTTCGTTATAGCGATAAAACCGTAGAATATAAGTCTACAGCAGAGATGCTGCAGATCAGAGATATCATGCGAGACGCTCTAGGGGTCACTAGTGGGCGCACTAAAAGAATATATTCAGAATTTGATAAGGGGCTTTGCGATTGAAAACTACCGACCTTAAAGACAATATAAGTCCTAACTTCATTGATCGATTTGTTAGTTTTTTTAACCCAGAGGCCGGAGCTAGAAGGTTAAGGGCTCGTTTCTCTATTGGAGTTGCCAAGAGAGCTCTATCGAAAGACTACGAGTCAGCAACCACCGGAAGACGGACTAAAAACTGGAGACCTACCGGATCAGACTCCGAAAAGTCTGTATTAGGATCTCTTGCTATGCTGAGGGCTCGATCCAGGGACTTAGTCCGAAATAATCCGTTTGCGAACAAGGCGATTAACACCATTGTGGCTAATACGATTGGTTATGGGATTGAGATGAAGTCTCAGACCACTAAGTCTCAGAACGCCTGGAGAGAATGGTCCGAGGGCATGGATTGTGATGACCAGGGGCGTTTAACCTTCAACGGGATTCAAGAGGTGGCCTTAAGGTCGGTTGTTGAATCTGGGGAAGTTTTAATCAAGCGAGTTCGCACTTCTTCTTCGTCGGGGAATGCCATCCCTCTCAAGCTTCAAATCCTTGAGGGGGATTTTATTGATGTTTCGAAGACTGAAAGCCTTGGGTCTGCAAAGAACACTCGAGACGGAATTGAGTATAACGATAACAATAAAATAACTGCCTACTGGCTCTATAGAAAGCACCCGGGAGCTAAAGACAGTTATACGAATTTTAAAGATTCTTCAGTTCGAGTGCCTGCGGAAGATATTATCCATCTCTATCGAATGGATCGCGTAGGACAGGTGCGTGGCGTGCCGTGGGGCGCTCCATCTCTTTTAAGGCTTCGAGACTTAGATGAGTATGAAGACACGCAGCTCATTAGGCAGAAGATTGCGGCTTGCTTCACAGGATTTATAAAAACCAGTGAACAGCCCATGAACGCAACTACGAACAGCGCTGATGAACAAAAACCCATTAGCGAAAGGTTCTCTCCTGGTGCTTGGGAAGTGTTAGGACCAGGCCAAGATATTGTCTTAGCAACCCCTCCAGGCGTGGGGACCGATTATGATCCTTATATCCGAAGAAACTTGATTGCCATATCTGCTGGGTTTGGTGTGCCTTACGAGTGTTTAACTGGAGATTTGTCCAACGTTAATTTTAGCTCAGGACGCATGGGCTGGTTAGAATTTCAAAGAAACATTGATTTGTGGAGGTGGAATATGTTCATGCCCAGGTTTTTAGACGTCGTTTGGGAGTGGTGGCTTGACGCGGCTGTCTTGGCTGGAGCTGTAGATCCATCTAGAATAAAAAAACCACAGTGGACCCCGCCAAAACGAGAAATGATCGACCCAGTAAAAGAAACGGCTGCGGCTAAATCGGCTGTTCGGTCTGGATTTATGACACTTAGCGAAGCTCTTAGAGAGCAAGGATATGATCCCAAAGAGCAAATGCAGGAATACGCGAAGGATCTTAAACTGCTCGATGATCTGGGAATTATAGTTGATACGGATGTTCGAAAAGTAAACGGATCCGGGGCGGCTCAAGGATCTTCTGATTCAAACGCGCCTGAACAGAAAGAAGAAGAAGACGGGTAATTGATATCTTGTGTCGTTTTAAAAGTTATTTACTCCCTTCTCAGTAATGATTTCATAGTTTACAATTGACTTTGAATTTTATTCTGAGAAATGATTAGTCTCAAACTAATAAGGGGAGCCCAGATCAGTTGAAAGAACAGATAGAATCAAAAACAGTTGAGAGCGCCCAACTTCCGAAGTCCCTAATGTTTAGGGCGGCACCACAACCATCTACATTTAATGAAGAAGACAGAACGCTAGAGATTACATTCTCTGCAGGCACTAGAGGCTTACGTTCTGATTTTTTTGGTAGCTTCTTTGAAGAGCTTTCTATGGATCAGGGTGCTGTTCGGCTTGAAAGATTTAAAAACGGTGCACCTGTTTTAATTAATCACGACTCAAGCGATGTAAACTCCGTTATTGGAGTCATTGAGTCTGCCAGGATTGAGAATGGCGAAGGCATCGCTAAAGTAAGATTTTCAGATGATCCAGAGAGCGATAAAATTGTTCAAAAGATTAAAAACGGAATCTTACGAAAAGTTTCAGTCGGCTATTTTGTTTATAGGTATGTAGAGCTTGATGATACTCAGGACGATAAACCTATATTCAGGGCGGTCGATTGGGAACCGGCAGAGATCAGTTTTATAGCTGTACCTTTTGACGATATGGCGCAAGTGCGCTCGGGTGAAGAATTAACCACTAGAAATTGTGAACTTGTAAGAAAGAAAGGGACAGTAATGACAAAAAGAGATGGGGAAGAAATTAAGGAAGAGCCAAAAAAAGAAGAGGTTGTCAAAGAAGAAGGCACTCAAGAGGCTCCAGCCGAAGTTAAACCAGAAGATAAAGCTGAAGAAGTTAAGGAAGAGGTCGCTAAGGAAGAACCCAAAGAGGAAGAAAAACCCGCTTTGGAGTCTGAATCTTCTGAAGAGAGGGCCATTCCAGTGATGAAACTTGCTGAGAAATACGGCATTTCTATGAAGCGAGCGACAGAGTTTGTTGAGAAAAAATTATCATTAACGAAGGTGAGAGAAATAATTATGGATGAGCTAGCAGAAAAAAGTTCAAAAACAAAAATTGATGGCAACAGCGGAGTTGAGCCCGGATCTTATGACGAGGCTACAGTTCAGCGTGAAGGTATGACTGAGGCGCTTATGCACCGAGGACATCCTGCAGCTGCGAAACTCACAGAAAAAGGAAGAGATTTTCGAGGGTTGAGCTTGATAGAGATGTCAAGATCAGCACTAGAGAGCGCTGGAATTAAGGCTCGCGGTTTGAGCAAGAATGATATCGCCCTCAAAATTCTAAGTCGTGAATATAAGTCACGTGCTGGTGAGATTGGAACCACGGACTTAACAAGTGTTTTTGCTGATGTAGCGAATAAGAGCATGAGAATGGGCTATCAATTAGCACCACAAACTTTTAGACCGTTCGTTAAGGAAATCACTGCTCCAGATTTTAAGAATATTAACCGCATCCAGTTGGGTGAAGGTTCTGGTCTTGAGAAAATTCTTGAGCACGGTGAAATTCAATACGGATCCATCACGGACGGTAAGGAAGTTTACGCTGTGATCAGTTATGCTAAGGGATTCAAGTTTACTCGTCAGGCCTTGATTAACGATGATCTAGGGATGCTGACTACTATTCCTGCGAAACTTGGCCGCAAGGCAGGCAACGCGGAGAGTGATGTAGTTTATGCTGTAATCAACAATAATGCTGTGTTGTCTGATGCGGTTGCTTTGTTTGATAGTGCTACTCACGCCAACTTGGCAACAGGATCAGTTAATGCACCGGATGTTCCTGCGTTGAATGAACTTAGAAAATTAGCCAGACTTCAAACAGAGCCTGATGGAGAGCTTTTAAACGTCATGTTAAAACACATGGTAGTTCCTCCTGAGCATGAATTGGTGTCTCAGCAATTGATAGCCCCTGTTAATGCACAGCAATCAAGCAACGTGAATCCTTTCTCTGGAACTTATAACTTGATTGTTGAGCCTCGATTGAGCCAAGGCACGACAGTTGTAAGCTCTACTGGAAGCGCAACGGCTTGGTACTTGTTCGCGGACCCGGCTGAAATTGATGGAATAGAAGTAGCTACTCTCGAAGGACAATCTGGACCAATGATTGTCGATGAAGTCGATTTTGATACTCAAGGAATTAAGATGGCAGTTATTCATGATTTCGGAGCTGCGGCGGTTGAATATCGCGGCTTGACTAAGAACGCAGGCGCTTAATTAAATTTAAAAAGGAGATAGGTAGATGCAAAATTTTGATGCACAAGGAAATTCAATAAAAATTACGACAGGCGCGGTCTATACGTCCGGTCTGGGTGTAGAGATTGGTGATAGAGCTGGAGTGGCTGCTCACGCGGCTGCTTCTGGAGTTGAACTAGAGGTCTTACTAGAGGGTATTGTTACTTTGGCTAAAACGAATGTAGCGGTAGCTGTTGGTGAGAAACTTTATTGGGACGATGCTGACGGTAACGTTCAAAAAGATGGGGACTCTGGAACAAATAAAGCTATTGGTTGGGCTACTGAGGCTGCGGCTTCAGGTGTTGCAACAATTGGCGTTAAGCTCGGCGCATTTTAATACTGATCTCTATGGGGGAAATAAGTGTCGAATTGGCGTCAACTAACCAGATCAGTAATGGGAATTTGTCGAAATGTTTTGAGTGAGTCCATTGAGTATACGTGCTCAGGGCTCACTCAGATTACGATAAATGCCATTGTTGATTATGAGAGCCATCAGATCGACCCCAACACTGGAGCGGTTATTATTTCCAATCAGCCCATGGTTGGCGTGAAAGACCTAGATCTACCTAAGAGACCAGATGTGGGGGATACCTGCATTGTACGTGGGATCTCTTATCAAATAGTTGAAAGAATAGAAGACGGCCAAGCGGGTACTCGCTTGAGGTTGAATCAAGCATGAGTGCACCACAAAGAAAGCTTATTCGTGAGGCAGTAGTAGACCTGCTTATTGGTCAGACAGAGGTTGGTGAGAAGGTTTTTGGAAACAGGATTCGACCTGTTCACGTTACAGAGCTCCCTTGCATTTTAGTTTATGCGTTGAGCGATGAGCGTGAGATTTGGCTGTCTACTCCGAGGACCTATAAGTCTAGTTTGGTGATATCCGTTGAGATACAGGTAGACTCTATTAACACTCTAGATTTGGAATTAGACGCGCTCTCAAGCCAAGTAGAATACCTTCTGCACCAAGACCACACGCTCTCTGAGGTGTGTGAGGATGTGATTCATCAGTCGACGGACATTAATTTATCGGACCAGGGCGAGAAACTTTATGGCTCTGCTATTCTCACTTACGCTATGCCGTACTATTACGAAGCGGTTCGTGATCCGATCTACTTAAAAGATTTCTTACGTGCTGACATAGAGTACGATATCGTTGGCAATCCAACCGGGCAGATTGATGCCACAGATACAGTGACGGGGTTTTATGAATAAAATTGTTTTAGTTAAACCAACAAAAGGTTCACGAGTGCGTGATCCTAAATCGAACAACATTCTTTCTAGCGATGGATTGAGGGTTGAAATGAATAGTTTCTGGGGGCGTCGAATTAAAGATGGCTCCGTTGAGTTAGTGGATGAAACACCAAAAAAGATGAAGTGGAGAGGTAAAAATGACAATTAGTTTTGATAATATCCCAAGCGATACAGTAACGCCTTTTGTATTTGTAGAGTTTGATAATACTCGAGCAGTACAGGGGCCAGGAGTTAGAAGCCTTAAAACTCTAGTGGTCGGAAACATGACAGCCGCCGGAACATCAGCAGCTGAAACAGTTCAACGCGTGACTAACCTAGACCAGGCCAAGTCCTTGTTTGGTGAGGGCTCCCTTGTGGCGAGCATGCTGGAAGCGTATTTTAAGAACAACACCACCACCGAAACTTATGCGATTGGGCTCGATGACAATGGAAGTGCCGTACAGGCATCTGGTTCATTCGCTTTAAGCGGAACGGCTACTGAAAGCGGAACCATGGCTGCCTATATTGGTGGCACAAGAGTTCCGGTGGGCGTAACTTCTGGGGATACAGCGGCAACTGTTGCGGCCGCTCTTAAGACAGAACTTGCGAAGTCTAAGTATAACAATCTTCCTGTTAATTACGGTGGTTCTTCTGGAACCGTGGATATTGAAGCAAAGAACGGCGGGGATCACGGCAATGAGTTGGATCTTCGAGTTAGTTACTTTGATGAAGAAATCCTCCCAGGTGGTTTAGCTGTAACGGTTACTCAACCAGTGAGCGGCGCGACGAACCCAGATATTCAAGACGCAATTGATGCGATTGGGGACACGGAATACAATGTGATCGTCCACCCCTATACGGATTCAGCGAATCTTGTTTCCTTAGAGTCCGAGCTTTTAAATAGGTGGGGACCACTTACTCAGAACGATGGCTTTGCATTCACAGGAAAGAACGCGGACCTTTCCGCACTTTCTACGTTTGGTAACACCAGAAACTCTCAGTTTAGTGTTGTGGTGTCTTCTTATAAAGAACCCGCAGCCCCATGGCAAAAAGGAGCTGCTTTAGGAGCAAACGCTGCCTTTAATTTACAAATCGATCCAGCAAGACCACTTCAAACGTTACCCTTAAAAGGGATTTTACCAGCGGTTCTGGCTGATCGGTTTACCCGCGCAGAACGAAACAGTCTTTTACTAGACGGCATAGCCACCACTTTTGTGGATGACGGCGGTGTTGTTCGTATCGAGCGGGTAGTTACGACCTATAAAACGAACGCCTTTGGGGCAGATGATCCTAGCTATCGTGACATTGAAACTATGTTCACGCTTAGCTTTTTGAGATGGGACTTCAGAAACCATCTTTTACTTAAGTTCCCTAGAGTGAAGCTTGCCGGGGATGGATCTAAGTTTGGTGCGGGGCAAGCGATTGTTACTCCGAAGACTTTGAAGGCCGAGGCTATTTTGAAGTTTGCACAGTGGGAAGAGATTGGATTAGTGGAAGATTCTTCCCAATTTAAGGCTGACTTGATTGTGGAGATAAACGCGAGTGACCCTAATCGAGCAGACTTCTTGTTACCACCTAACCTTGTGAATCAATTTAGAGTTGGAGCTGCGAAGCTTCAGTTTTTACTATAATTAGAAAGGGATAAACAATGAGCCAAAGAAGAGCGGGAATTATAGCATTCAAAATCAACGGTACTCTTTACGATGTGAAGGGGTCTGTTACTTACGGTCTAGGCAAGGAAACTAGAGAGGCGATTGTTGGTCATGACCGAGTTCATGGCTTTAAATCGATGCCGACTGTTCCTTTTGCAGAGTGTGAGTTTTCTGATTCAGCGGACTTGAGTCTGGATGCGCTTGCGGCAATGGAAGATGTGAGTATTGCGATTGAACTGAACAACGGTAAGGTTTTTGCATTGAGAGAGGCGTGGATGACAAACTCTGACGGACTATCTGTAGGAACGGAAGAGGGAAATGTTGCGGTTCGGTTTGAGGGAAAATCGGCTGAGGAGATTACCGCGTAATGGAATACCCACACGTATTAAAATTATTAGAGCCAGTGAAGTTTGGCGAAGAGACTATTATCGAACTGGTGTTTCAAAAACCAAAGGCGAAGCATTTTCGTTCGATGAAACTTGGCGGGGCAACAGTTGAAGCAGGGGAGTTGTTAACGATAGCTGGAAAGCTTTCCGGCCAACTCCCTGCGATGATTGATGAGCTTTGTCCGGCGGACATGATGGCGGTGATCAGTGTGGCGGGAAAGTCACTGGAGGATGGCCCCGCGACTGGGAAGCCAGCCTAGGAATCTTTGCTGAGGTTTATCATTTTCAGCCGTCGGAGCTCTATGAGTTTGAATTAGAAGACCTGTATTTTTGGATAGAACGTCTGAAGGAAAGGAAGCAGCGTGGCGAAGAAGCAACTACCAGTAGAACTTAAGGTCACGGTTCTAGATAAATCGACAAAAAATCTTCGTAGGATTAACACCCAAATAAGGGCAAACACAAAATCATTTCGAGGGTTCCAAAAGGAAGTTTCTTCTTTCTCTCGTGTTGCTGGGTTCAATCAAATAGGCCGATCTTTCAAGAACGTTGGTAGGTCTATGACTATGTTTGTCACGCTTCCTGCGATTGCAGCCGGTGTGGCGATGACTAAGCTAGCCTCCGACGCAGAAGAAACACAGAATAAATTTAACGAGGTTTTTAAGGCCGTTGACTCTGGCACGAGAATCGACGTTGTTAAAAACCTTGCTAAAGACTATGAGCTTGCGGATTCATCTGCACAGGATTTTTTGGGAACGACAGGACAGATCCTCCAAGGTCTAGACCTATCCGAAGAGTCTGCGCTTAAATACGGCGCACAGATTGTGGGCATGGCACAAGATATAGCTTCATTTAGAAATACAGCCGGGGGAGCCCAACAAGTTGTAGACGCGATCACTGGTGGTCTTGTCGGCCAAACAAAGCGTCTGAAGACTTTAGGAATTGTTTTAGACCAGAAAGATATTAAGGATAGGATTCGTCTTCTAGTTCAGCAGGGGCAGAGATTTGAAACGATGAAGCAGGCTAAGGCGATTGCTACCCTGTCGATCATTGCGGAAAGGGCGAACCAGGATGAGGGTGACTTTGCACGAACGAAAGCAGGCCTTGCTAACCAGACCAGAATTACGCAGGAGAGGTTTAAGTCTCTTGGAGAAACTCTTGGAAAAATATTAATACCTGTTGTTTTAAAAGGAATAACAAAACTAAATAAGTTGGCTGGTTTTATTAAGGATCTTAGTCCAGAGACTCAGAAGTGGATTGTTATTTTATTAGGCGTGGCAGCGGTGCTTGGTCCAATTCTTTTAATTCTTGGTCAAATGGCTTTGGTAGTAGGACCCCTAATAGCACTTTTCGGAGCGCTTGGAATTACCGCCGCAGGGCTTGGAATTTTTGCCGCGATGGCCGTGGGTGTGGTTGGCTTTTTTATTGCCATTAAGAGCGTCATAGATGCTTGGCCCCTCCTGATGGATTCTTTTAATCAGTTAATGAGATCCGGCATAGACTCTTTCATAACGAACATCGTTGAGCCCCTAGATGAGATTAATAAGGTTATAGCTGAAATGCTTGGGGTTGTGTTGGACCTGTTCGGAATGGAGCCCCCTGAGTGGCTACAGACTATTCAAAAGGAAGGTCTATCTGGGTTTTTACGGGGCGCTGTTGGTTTTGGACCCGGCGGTTCGAATGAGGGGGTTAAGCAGCTCGGAGGAGGTTCTCTTGGACCGGAACTTGGGGTCAATAAAACCATTGTTCCCCCCGCTTCTAGCGTGCAGGTAAGGGATGCGAGCGTTAAGGTGTCTTTTGCCAATGCGCCTAAACAGACTAAACTTTTTTCAAGCAACGTTGATTTCTTAACAAGTGAACTTGGTCCTATTCTTGGGACTTCATTATAATGGCTATTTTTAGGAAGAGACTTCGAACGGCTTCTTTTAAGGGGGTTCGGTTTAACCTCATTGGAGCTGAGTCAGGTTTTGGCCGTCGAACAGTAACCCATGAGTTTGTTCGTAGAGACTTGCCCTACTCTGAAGACATGGGGCGCAAGGCACAAAGTTTTCGTATAGATGGGTTTATTTCTGGCTTCGACTACACACGAATGAGAGATCGACTCATTGAGCAGTGCGAAGCCTCTGGTGCTGGGATACTGGTTCACCCCTACTATGGAAATAAAAATGTTTTATGTACCGAGTGCAGTGTAACGGAGTCAGGACGAGAGGGCGGTGTTGCTCGGTTCTCGATGACTTTTATCGAAGTTGGAAGCCTACAATTTCCTTCTGTTACGAAGAGCCGTACAGGATTTCTTTCGAGTGTCGCACAAGCGCTTAGGACTTTTTCAGTTAATGATTTTGTTGAGAAATACGTGACGGATAATTTTCCAGATTTTTTAAGCGCGTCGGCACAGGATAAAATCACAGGATTTATAGACTTACTGGATGCCTCTGGGGATTTTATTACGAATCAGACGGATGACATTGCAGACTTTTCTTTTGCTATACAAGACTTTAGGGACGACTTAGAGGCGATCATAAATGAACCAGCCGTTTTAGCCCAAAGAATTACAAGCTCATTGACGCTGCTTAAGACAGTGACACTAGATAGGCGAGAGTCTCTTGCAGCCTATAAGACGTTTTTTTCATTTGGTTCAGGTGATGTAAATTCGGATAGAATCACCCCGTCTAGAATTCAAGAGAACCAAAACAAAGCCTCTATGAATCAACTCATAAGAGCCTCTTCGGTGAGTTTAGCTGTCGAGATGGCCGCAGAGATTGATTACGAATCGATTGAAGATGCGAACGACACAAGGGGCAGCCTTCAGGTAGAGATAGATTCTCTTTCCGTCGACTTAATTAATGATGATGTTTATCAAAGTCTTTTAGATTTGAAAGTTAATTTGGCAGACGGTGTTCCGGGGGACGATACAGACCTCCCTAATATCATCACAAAAGTTTATAACGACACGCTTCCATCTCTAGTTTTGAGTTACATGCTTTATGGCAATGTGACGAAGGAACAGGACATTATCGACAGAAACTCTGTGGATCATCCTGCTTTTGTACCTGGTGGCGTAGAACTTAAGGTGCTGAACAGTGGCATTAGTTGAGATTGAAATCAATGGTCAGAGGTACGCAGGCTGGAAAGACGTCAGTATTCAGAACCAGCTTAACGCCTTAGCGAGTTCATTTTCTATGAGCATTACAGATCGATGGTCTTTATTGGCAGAGCCTTGGTATATACAACCGGGCGCGGCTTGTGAGATTTTTGTGGATAAGGAACTTGTACTCACAGGGCATGTTGATTCTGCGGACACCAGTGTGAGTGCAGACGAGAGGCAGATTAGTATCACCGGAAGAGACACGACCGGAGATTTGATTGATAGCTCCAATACGGCTAATCCAACTGAGTTTGTGAACCAAGATTTTAAGGTGATGGCTAAGAAGTTTCTTGAACCATTTGGTGTAAAGCTAATCGTAGAGAGTGGGGTGGATCTTGGTGGAAGCTTTGAGAAGTTTTCGGTTACGATTGGGGAGAGCGTTCACGACAGCTTAGATCGCATGGCAAGAATTAAGGGGCTTCTTTTAACCAGCAACGTGAACGGAGACCTGGTTATTACAAAGCAAGGATCCATTCGTTCTAGCGTCGCTATTTTAGAAGGCGAGAATCTCATGTCAGCTTCGATGACGGTAGATTACAGGAACCGTTTTAGCCAATATATTGGAAAGTCTAAACCACCTTCAGGGGAGTCTATATCGCTTAATGTGGACGCTTATTTCATGGACGCCTTTGCAGAGGATAAAGTGATTGATCGATTCAGGCCAAAGCTATTTGAGGTAGAGGATTCTTCAAATGGAGAGGACACTAAAAAAAGAGTTCAGTGGGAGCAAGCGTATAGAGTGGCCTCTAGTTCTCGAATTAATGTTTCAGTGGTTGGCTGGAGACAGGGGCCAAGCACATCCAATTCTTTGTGGAAGGTAAATTCTTTAGTGTTTTTACAGAGTAATTATTTAGGTGTGGACGACACGTTTTTAATCGAGAGTGTGTCTCTAGAGTTAAATGATGGCGCTGGAGAAATAGCGAATCTTGGTCTTGTGAGCAAGGATGCCTACTTGCCAAAACCACTTGTTGAAAAACAGGATAACGAACTTAACTTTGGTGGATCTAAATGAGAATGATTGACCAAATGCGAAGGTTCACGGATGCACTCAAGCGTCGTGTGATTCAAATGCTAGGGCGCGGTATTGTTAAGCTGGTGAACGATAGCGGTGGTGTGCAGAGGCTCCAGGTTGAGGCGCTTAAGGATGTTTTTTATAGCGACGTCGAGCGCGCCCAGAACTTTGGTTTTAGCTCTCACCCTCCTATTGGTTCTGAGGCCTTTGTGGCATACCTTCAGGGTAATAGAGCGGAAGGTGTTATTCTTGCGGCTGATCATCGAGAGTTTAGACACAAGGGCTTAGCAGAGGGTGAAGCGGTCGTTTATAATAAATTTGGCGACTATGTGAAGCTGAAAGCGGATGGACAGATTGAAGTTGTTGCTAGTTCTAATGTGTTAGTGACATCTCCTCTCGTTAAAATGTCAGGAGATTGCCAGATAGACGGAGCGCTTCATGTGGACGGAGCGATCACAGGCGGCTCAACGGTCGTGTCTCAAGGTGGAATTACAAGCAGCGGTGGAAACATAGCCTCTCCGACCGGCACTGTTGCCGATGCGAACGGAACCGTAGGCGCATTAAGAACGGCCTATAACACTCATACACACACAGGAAGTGGCTTCTCTGGAAGTACGAACGCACCCACTCCTACAGTTTAAGGATTTTATATGGACATAGGATTACAATATTCGAACGACCTTGAAGATCTCAGCTTTGATATTAGTCTAGTGAACAATGATTTAGCTCACGATGACGGACTTCAAACGGCTGTAGTGATTAGTCTTTACACAGACGCAAGAGCTTCCGTGGATGAAATCCCAGATGGCCAAGAAGACCCTAGAGGCTGGTGGGGAGATGGCGTGAGTAACCCGCAGCAAAGGAATATAGGGTCTAAGCTTTGGTTCTTGGACCGATCTAAAATAACTGATGAGGTGGTTGAACAGTCTAGGGCCTATACTTTAGACGCTTTGCAGTGGATGTTAGATGATGGGATTGCAGAAAATATCACAGTAGAAGCGGAAAGGTTTGACCTTCAGACCATAAGAATTTCTATTGATATCTTGAGACCCCAAACTGAAACAGTTAACTTTAAGTTTGATTTACTTTGGGAGGGACAGCTAAGTGCCATTCAATAGACCCACATTACCAACCCTAATTGAGAGGGTTCGAGCAGATTTTGAGAACAGGCTGAGCACTGTGGGACGCGTTCTCCAGAGCAGTTTTATTTATGTTATCGCAAGAGTTCTTGCCGGACTAGCCCACTTACTCCACGGCCATCTAGATTTTATTAGCGACCAGGTTTTTCCAGATACAGCGGAAGGAGACTTCCTAAACAGATGGGCCTCTATTTGGGGTGTGAGTCGTGTTGCGGCTGGTTTTTCCATAGGCGGGGTTACTTTCACAGGAACGAATGGAAGCGTTATTCCGGCAGGCACGATTGTTCAAAGATCGGATGGCGTTGAATATACCGTTGATTCTGAGGTGACGATTTTAGCAGGTACAGCCGCCGCAGAGGTGACGGCTTCGGTTGCTGGGGCGGTTGGGAATACAGATGCGGCCAGTACGCTTACTCTTACTACTAACATTGTCGGGGTGAATACCTCTGTCACGGTTGGATCGGAGGGCTTAGTAAATGGAGCCGATGAGGAAACAGATGCGGCTCTTCAGCTTCGATTGCTGGCAAGAATTAAACAACCCCCATTAGGCGGTACAGCTGCGGATTATATTGCTTGGGCTAAAGAAGTGGCAGGGGTTACGAGAGCCTGGACAGAGCCTCTTTATTTAGGAGAGGGCACCGTTGGTGTTTTCTTTGTGAGGGATGGCGATGCGCCTATATTTCCATCGGTGAGTGAAGTAGATGCGGTATCTGCATATATTGAGACTAAGCGACCTGTGACGGCTCACCACTATGTATTTGCACCCACCGGAGACGCTGTGGATATGACGATTCAAATATCTCCTGATACGTCAGTTATTCGAACGGCCATTGAAACGGAGTTGGATGATTTATTTGAGCGCGATGCGAAGCCAGGTGGAACTATTTTTATATCACGATTGAATGAAGCAATTTCGACAGCAGAGGGTGAGTTTGATCATACACTTGTCACACCTACCACCAACCAAACGAGTGCGGATGGTTTTTTACCAGAACGCGGGACAGTGAGTTTTACTTAAGATGTCTGGATCGATTGATAAATATGTTGGCCTTGTTAAGAAGCTATTCCCCCGTGGGAAGGCTTGGAAGAAAACGCCTGGAACCACGTTTGATTTATTATGCCAGGGGATAGCCGATGAGCTGTGTCGTATTGATCAAAGGGCTATGGATCTGGTGGATGAGGCCGACCCTAGAACAGCGTTTGAAATGCTGGAGGATTGGCAAAGGATTACAGACGTTCCAGGGGATTGTTTTTCAGAAGACCAAACGCTTGAAAGTTTAAGGCAGCTCATTGTTGCGAAGCTGATTCGTTCTGGAAACATGAACAAGCAATTCTATGTCGATCTTGCGGCTTCACTTGGATACATGATCACAGTAGATGATGTGGTGGAGCATAATGTCTTTCGGGCTGGAAGTAGAGCAGGAGAGCGTATTTATGGTCTTGAATGGGTGTTTGTCTTTTCTTTGATATTACCAGCCAACACCGTTCGAGTCTTTAGGGCAGGCTCGCACAATGCGGGGGATCGTTTGGCAGAGTTCGGTGATGATGTTCTAGAGTGTTTAGTAGGAATAAATAAGGCAGCTCATGTGACTGTTTTATTTGAATATGTTTAAGGAGGAAATAAGTTATGTTTAATATTGATAGTGATGGAGCTGTTGCAAGTGCACCAACCAGAGCGGCTGCTGGTGCTGTGAGTGGGTTTTTCAGTGAAGGAAATGCGGGTTCAGGTCAAAAGGCTACCCAGGTTTCCCAGGACTTTTTAAATGCTGTTATGCTTGAGATCCTAAACGCAGGCGCTGTGGCGGGAGTATCTCCATCTAAGACAGAAGATACCATGCTTCTGAGGTCACTTGAGTTCTTCTCAGCTAGAAAGATTGGTTCCTATAATATTGGAATGTCTTTGGACACAGGACTTTTTAAGTTAACGGCTGCGGACGGTACAGACCTAAGTACTTCTAATCCTGGATATATTACGATGCCGTCTGTCTCTAATGGGGGACAGCTTGTAACCATGAAGTTAACAGATAGCACACACGCCTCATTTACGGATGACACCGGATCCTCTGATATTATTGGCGAAGAGTTCGGAGTTACTACTGGAGTTGCTTGGGCATCAACTAGACCGTTTTATATCTATGCAGTGAATTCAGATGATACAAGTGCGAATATAAGATTTGCAATATCTCCAAACCCCACTTCAAGACAATCTCCAGTAACTGCAAATATTGGTTATCACGGGAACCCAGCAAGCTCTCAGGCTGATAAGAATTTTTTCTTTATGACAGCAACAGATCCAACCACTACGCATGATACGGTTCCTTGTTTACTTA